CTGATAGAGCCACTGCATCTCTACGCGTGCGGCGTTGAGCGACTGCGCGAAGGTGAGCGAGCTGCTCTGGATGTCCACCGAGCCAATGAACACCGCCTGCGTGATCCCGTTAGTTGGAAGCGCCTGCGTGTTGACCTGCGCCAGCAGCGCGCTCGCCTGCGCGCCGGTGTCCTCGTACCCGGCCGCAGAAACCAAGTAAAAGTAGCGCGAGGCGACGATCGCTGCGAGGGCGTTGGTATTGCTGTCGCTTACCGTGCCTCCGGAGGTCAGCGTCGATGCCGTCGGGGTCACAGCGCTACCGGAGATCGCCGGTAGTATCTGCGCCTGATATCGAACGAAGTTAGCTCGGAGTCCGTTCTGCTTGGTCGTGAGCGTGATGCTGCACGCCGTGGCGGTGCCGCCCGACGCGACCGCGGCCGTCACTGGCCAGCAGGTCTGTCCGTTGATGTTCGCGACCGCGCTGGCCGCCGTCGTCGTCGCGATATCGCCGGTGGCGATGCCCGTGTCCACAAACCCGCCGGTTCCAGCGGAACCTTCACCGATCCAGATTCGGAGCGTGGCCGCGCCGACCGCGCCGCCCGTCGGAGCCGTGATCGCGATCGTGCCCGTTGCGGCCGCCGCGGAGACTCCTTCTGCCACTGCGATGGCGTACAGCGGCGTCACTTGGTTAACCTTGGTCACGCGCAGCCACATTCGATGTAGCTCGGACCCTGCGCCGAAGAGCGCGATGACGTCGGCTTCGACGAGCATCGGCACAGGCGTCGCTGGCCCGTAAACGGTCGCCGCAGTCGCGCTGCCGCTCGACAGCTTCCCGCCGATGATCAGCATGCTGTAGGTCGCCGCCCCGTTGGACTGAGGGCCCTGCGCAAATAGAATGTCGTTGTATTCGCCGGGGACCGGATCGTTTGCTGCCAGGCCTGTGATTGCGATGTCAGCCACCGATTGCCTCCGTTGCGGCGCCCGTGAGGGGGACTCCCGCGATTTGTGCAGTTTCCGCCGTCGCCGCCACGAGCGTTCCCGCCCTCAATTCTTGCAGGTACTCTGCTCGCAGGCGCACCTCGGAATGGTCCTCGAGCGGCACCCATGCCCCCGTCTTTTGGCCCGTCTTCGGATTGGTGTGACCCTGGGTAAGGTCTCTTCGTCTATTGACGTAACGCAGGACCCCTTCGTCCTGCGCGTCGTAGTCAGGTACCAATGCGGTGCCCGACGCGCGAACGTGCAAATCTTTGCTCATGAACTAAACTCCGTGGAGGTCTGCAAGAACGATTCTGTGCCCGTCGAGTCCTGGACTTCGATCGTGGCGTCGTCGCCGGCAAGTGCCGTCTGGTCGACCGGGGTCGGCCCCTTCTGCTCTCGCACCTCGAGCTCAAGCTCGAGTGTTGGGAAAAACAGCTCGGTGTTGAGCTGCGGAATGTTCCCGTACCGCGCCTTGGTCACTGCGATGTACGCGATGGTGCCGAGCGTGATGATGTTTTGATCGCCGTTCCAGCTCGGATCGTGCCCACCCTCGGTGCGTTCGGTGAGCACCTTTGCTGCTGCTCGCAGGAACGGCGAGAGCGAGAAATACTGGTCGACCACTAGCGGCGGAAGGACCCAAAGGACCTTCCACGTTTGCGTCGCCTGTACCCAGTTACGAGTGTGCTCGCTAAACTGCTCCTCTACTGGGAACACCGCAAGGAGAGGCGGGACGAGCTGTGCGCTCCCCATGAAGAGCGTTGGGTCGTAGGGTACCGCGAGGGCCGTGCTTCTATGCAGTCCGCCTGGCGTGTCGCCAACGAACTGTGTAAGACCCGCTCGTGTGAACTCCTCATCCCATCGCGCCCCCAGGTGTATCGGGATGAGCGCCTGGAAAAACGACAGTACAGTCCAGAGAGCAGGGTCCGCATCCTGCAGTAGCGGGTTCGCCGTGGAGGCGGTCAGCGGCGTGACGAGGCCGCCGAACTTCAGCGCTGCGTACTCTGTGTTAGGCAACGGCGGCGTTCACTTCGTCGGTGAGGATTTGACCAATGCGACTTTCTACGAGTTCTTCGGCGGGCCCCATAAACGGATGCGCCACGATTGGACCAACGTGCCTGGTGAACACGTCTTGTCCGTTGATCTGGAAGTGCGGAACCTTTGCAGTCGATCTGTTATGGCGCAGTTTACCAGTGCGTCTGCCGCTACGTGTAACTCGCTCAGTGCCGCCTACCCCGAAACCGCTTCGCCCGTTTTCGACAAAGTTTAGGTACCACCTATCGTACGACCAGGATATTTTTCGATACCCTGTATGCGAGTCGCGCACTTCAATAGAGTTGGACCACCTGGGGTTCGCTAGTGCTTTCGCCTCGGAGAGGGCTACGTCTGCGGCTTTGTCAAGACCCCTCTCGAGTGCTCTGGCGATCTTCTTCTCGTCTAGGACTCGACCTATCCTCTCGCCGATTTCGTTCATCGACGCAAGGATATCAAACACCTTGTTCCCCAGTCTTCCGCACGGTGAACCAGTACGAGAAGTTTTCCGCAATGTACCGCGCGATTTCCCGGTACCAGTCGCCCGTCGGCGAAGTCCCGGGGCCCGTGATGAGGAACATGATCTCGGCAGGAGTCGTCCCCGGCACTGGATCCAGAATCGTGGGGTCGAAGCCACCCCCGGCGAAGACCGGAGTCAGCGGACCGATGCGTAGGTCCCGATCCTCGTACAGCCCGCCGGAGGCGATGATCTGGCGCTGCGTGATCTGCCGCACCTTCGGGTTGCCACCTCCCTCGCGAATGGGGGTGTCAACATACGTCTTGCCGCCTCCGACCATCGGGATCGCGCTGGTCCAGGAGGTGACCCGAACCGATACCGTGAAGGGGCGCAGACCGGCCGAAGAGACCAGTCCTCGCCACTGCGAGAGCAGCGGACGGTAGAGCGCTGCAAGGTTGCTCATCCGAGCCCAGCAAGCGTGGACCGCTGCCCCTTCGCCCACCCATACCCGTGCGCGCCGCCGGCCCCGTACACGTCCCCCGTGATCGGTACTCCGAAGAGCGACGAGAGCCGAGAGCACCACATGCGGCCGTGGTCACACAGCTCTCGTCGCTGCATCCCCTGGTACAGCTCCACGTCGGACCCCGACAGCGCCTTGACGCCGGCCGATGGTACCGCGGTACCCATTAGCGCGGCGTCAATGGCTGCAAGGTTCGTCAGGATCGTGACCGTGATGCCGCTCGCGTCGGCGTCCTGTCCGACAGTCACCATGGTACCCTCTAGTCGCGGGTCCAGAAACAACCACACGCTCGGATACCCGAGGTAGTGGCGAATCTGGGCGAGCTGAGCAGAGGTGAATGCCACGGGTCAGAGCGGGCTGATCTGTATTGCTTGGTACGTGAACGCGCTAGCGAAGTGCGCGTTGAATGCCGTTTTCATGGCATTCGCAAGCGCCTCGGACGAGGGCAGGTCCGTCGCGTTCGCCGTCGATACCGTGTTCGTGCTGTCCGCGACAGGATGCGAGGATGTGAGCGCGCAATGCGCGTTCCACGCCGTCTTCAGCGCGTTCAGCAGAGCCTCCGTTGTCGGGAGGTCTACGGCGGCCGCCGTGGTGTTTGGCGCGTTCGTGGCGTCCGCCGCGAGGTGTGCGCCCTGACCTGTGCTCGAGCTCGCAGCGCTGGCGCAGTGCGCGTTAAAGGAGGTCTGCAACGCGTTGGCAAGCGCCTCGGACGAGGGCAGGTCCGTCGCGTTCGCCGTCGATACCGCGACGGACGCGTCGGCATGCAGCACGCTTCCCGCGCGCAGTTTGAGCAGGTCGAGCCGCGTCTGATTATTCTGAATAACCAGAGCGTCGATCTCTTCCCGCATCGACTGTCTAATCACCTTCGCCATGGCTCAACCGGTCTGCGTGATGTTGATCCGCTTACCAAACGCGTTGGGTCGCGTGATGGCCATTTGCGGATACGTCTTCAGCATAGCCTTGAACGAGTCACCCGTGATGGCAAGAAGTTGGAGGACCAACGAAAACGGGATCTCGTTATACCCGTCGAACAGCGACGAAGTGGCAAGCGCCTCGTCGTCCGTGGGGAACATGTCGAGCGACGCTACCCCCTCTAGTGCCTCCATCTTCCAGTATTTCGTGTTGATGTAGTAGATGGTTCCCGCGGGGCACCACGGGTCGGCCACGAAGTAGGTTCCGTCGAAGTGCACGCGACCGACGCCGGCGTCAAGCTCGATCGTGGTGAGGCCACCCCCCGCCGATGGGCCCGAGTTGACCGGAACGCCGATGACCCTGTTACTGGTCGGCTCCGTCGACATCATGTAGAACATCTGCGGGTCGAACAGCGAACGAAGCCAGTTGAACGTGTTCATCCCCACGATCGCTATGTCTGGCTTCTCGCCGCACGCGAGCGCGATCTGAGCCTGGTCGTAGCGGATCGCGGATTGCGTTAGCGCCTGCTTCCCCGTCCCGTCCGCGTCGGAACCCGAACCAGGATTGGTGCTCGCGTCGTAGAGATACGGGCTCCAGAAATCGTTACCGCTCGTGGAGGGCACGCCGTTTGACAGAGGCGGGTTCCCTGTGCGCGCGATCCCAGCGTAGGTGTTGCTCTGCGAGCCGATCGCGGCGTCGAGCCCTACGAGCGCGTTGTTGCCGCTGCCTGCGCCGGTAAATATGTCAGCGCCAATCATCTTGGCCAACACCTCCGTAGCGTTGACGTACTGCTCTGCCCACAACTGGATGTTCGCGAGCGGCGAACGCGAACGTTTTGCTACGGCGATTGCCGAACCAGAGACGTGGTAGTTGGCGCGGTATCGAGCCCACGGGATCGTCGCCGGAGTCTGCGAGTCAGACCCGAAGTTTGCGACGTCCGCTCCCTCGGCGTAGGTCTCCGCGATGGCGCCGGAGGACTGCGCCACCCACGCGATATTCGGGCCCTCTCCAGGAAAAAACGTGGGGGCCATGAGCGCCAAGGTCGGCGCGATGCGGTTGATCTGCCGAACGACATCGCCGCGATAGTTCTGCGCGACGGTGATGAGACTCTGCGTCAGTATCGTATCTGCCATAGTGGCTTTCGTGTGCTGACGCGGAGGTCAGCGGTTGGTGTTCAGGTCCCGCGCTGAAGCGCCGCGATGTCGGCGGCGGTCTTTTGCGCAAGCTCGATCTTGCTCATTTGCGAAACTGGCTTTTCGCCAAGCTGCGGGCCCGCCTGGGGGGGCCTCGCAGGGGCAACCCTCGCTCGTTGCTGTGCAGCACTCGGAGGCGGGAGAAATACCTTTGCGTGTTCCGTCTTCGCCCACGCGGCGACGCCTTCCACGATGCCATGAGGCACCTGCTCGTGATTGAACACGACGGAGCCGTCCTCGCGCGCCTGCACCTGCTTCCGGACGTGAAACAGATGATCCGCTGCTACGTCGAGCAGTTCCGGTCGCACGTGCGTCGAGAGCGCCCTCTTGAGCTCCGCGTGCGCAGTGACCTCACGGTCGTGCTGCCGCTGCGCCGCAAGGTCGGCGAGCAGCTTGTTGTGCGACGCCTGCAATTCGGAGAATTGCCTCTCGGGGTCCTTCTCGTCTGCCGCAACTGCGGCAGGTGCCGGCGGCGCGAGCTTGGCGAGATGAGGCGTCAGCGCAGTCTCGAGAGCTTTGGGCAGCGCGCGCCCCAGATGCCCCGCGATGGCGGCGTTCATCGCGTCCGCCTGCGCCTGGGTAAATGGTTGGCTGGTGGTTGCAGGCGGTGGATTGGGGGTGCCGGTTGCGGCGCCTCCGGTATCGGGGATGTCAGCCATGGTCGTCCTCTCGTGCGCTTGCCAGGCGCACGTGATGTGCAGCAGCCGTTAGGTTGCCGTGGGTTGGGGTTTCTGTTCGGTGCCAGGAACCTGCCCTGGCAAAGTTTTTGGTGGCAACTGCCCGGGTAGCGCCACTGGCGGCGCGGGCTCTGGCTTCGGCTTTTTCGCCGCCTCCTCGAGCTCTTCGCGGATCTTGTCCTTCGTCGGTTGCGACGCGTCGGGCAGCAGGATGTCCGCTACGCGGAACTCGAGTTCCTTCTTGAGCGTCGCGGAGTCAATACCGAGGTCCAGCGCCGTTTTGATGTTGTTCATCTCGCCGGTGAGGTTTTCGAGGTTGAACGACGTCATCCCCTCGACGGAGAAGTGCACGTCGATGTCCCCTCGCGCGTCGCTCACCAGCTCGAACGTGTCCTCGATCGAGGATTTCACGGGCCCAGCGTAGGAGTAGAGGCAAATCTCCGTCGCAGCCATGTCGGCGGCCTTGCTGTCGCCGGAGCGGTCGAGAGCAGCCGCGGAGGTGTCCATCGCCGCGGCCATCTGCTGACACACGCGGTAGATTTCTGTGCGCTGGTTTTTGATCTCCTCCGTCAACACCTCGAACGAGGTTGCAGGAGGAGCAACCCACGCGAACTCCTCCGCGTCCTTTCCGTCGCATCCTGAGCGGATCGGGATGATCATTCCGGCGGCCGTTGCCGGGACCTGACCGTCCTGCGATCGAAAAACTCCGAGCGGGTAACATGTCCTGCGGAGCGCCCAACCTAGTGCAGCGGAGACTCGGAAGTGCTCGACCTGCGCCGCGGCGGCTCGGTTCAGCAGCCATAGACCCTCTGGCAACCGAAGCTCCACGACTGGGATTCGCGCGAACCCGTGCGGCCTCTTGCCTGCGCTCGGGATCTCGTCGTGTTCTTGGGGGCGCCTTCGTTTCGGGTCGTACGTGATCGTGAACGTTTCGACGTCCGCGTCGTCGTAGATCTTCCACGTCTCAGTTACGAGCAGGCGCTTGTCACGAGGTGATCCTCGTCGCTGCCGTGTCTCGTGCGTCAGGATCCAGAGTCGCTGGCCCGAGTCGTCTACCTCAAAGTCCAGCACATCCGAAGGTGCTAGTTTGCTAAGCTTCGCGCGACCTAGATCGCGCTTCTCCCATTCGAGCCTGGAGACAGCGGGAGTGTCCGCGTCGTCGGATGGCATCTCCGCCACCCACCAAGCCGACCGGCACACCATGGCCTCGAGAAAACGCGCCTTGATGAAGGCCGCCAGGTCCGTGCCCAGCAAGTCGCAGTCTTCGCGGAACTCGCCGTAAAACAGGTCCTTCGGGGCCTCCGTCTTCCCGTTCTCCCCCGCCCGGATCTGGAACGGCGCCGAGAAGAGCTGCGCCGCGAAAAAATCAGTGATCGGCCCGACGTATGAGCGGTAGGCCGCCTCCTTTAAACGCAGCTCGTACCCGTCGCGGCCCTCAAGGGGATTGGGCAGCAGGAAATCACGGATCTTCGCGCGGAACGCTTCGCCGCCACGATAGAGGGCGTCGTACCTCGCGTAGAGGTCCGGCGTGCAGATCGGGTGCCGTTGGTTTAGTGTGCCGTATTCCAATGGGGAATAGGCGAGCGCGGCGCCATGCGGGGGGCGCCCTCGTGCTCGCCTATTATATAGGGGTGCGACCTCGGTACCTAAGTGAACCTATCTGCACGATTATTTTTGAGTCACGTACGATTTATGCCCAACTGCCCCAGGCAAATAGGATCAAAACCGGATCTTGACCGCTTACGCTGTAATTTCA